GTCTGGTTGGCAAAGGGTGGTACCAACAACCAGATGAATGAATCGCTGCCTTCGGGACACTTAGGCACAGCCAAGAGACTTAACAGAGCTGCGCTGGAGACAGGGCTACCACCCTTGGGGGACCTTTTGTCAACCCTCTTGCATTATCGAAATAAAACCCTTAGAAACCACTTAAGGCCAATCAGATATCTCTGACCCTTACCGCTGTGGATGCAGACGAGTGGTGCCCGTAAGGTGCAAGCGTAGGCCCAGAACACCGGCTAACCGATGCGACAAACCAAACAAACCTTTTTTCACTTTTTAGGAGACTGTGATGTCTACGCTTTCACCAGCATTTATCACGCTCTTCGATGCCGAGGTTAAGCAGGCCTACCAGGCGAAAGCCCAGTTGGTCGGTGCGGTTCGTCAGCGTCGTGGAGTTGAGGGTTCTACTGTTAAGTTCCCCAAAGTCGGCAAGGGTGTCGCCACTGTGCGTGTTCCCCAGTCCGATGTCACGCCTCTCAATGTGTCCTTCAGCCAGGTTACTTGCACCCTGACCGACTGGAATGCCGCTGAGTACAGCGACATCTTCAATCAGGCCAAGGTCAACTTTGACGAGCGTCAAGAGCTTGTCCAAGTGGTTGCCAACGCTATCGGCCGTCGCCAAGACCAGATTATCCTTGATGCCCTGGCCGGTTCTTCGACCAGCAATGTGGTGACCGAGGACGAGGGTGGCACGGATACTGGCCTCAATGTGGCCAAGTTGCGTGCAGCCAAGAAACTTCTGGACAAGAACAATGTCCCGATGGACAACCGGCACATCATCATCCACGCCAACAGCTTGGCTTCGATCCTCGGTGAGACTTCTGTCACTTCTGCCGATTTCAACACTGTGCGTGCCCTGGTGTCGGGTGAGTTGAACACTTTCCTCGGATTCACCTTCCACACCATTGGTGATCGTTCCGAGGGCGGTCTTCCCATCGCCAACTCTGAGCGCAAGCTCTGGGCCTTCCATCGTGATGCAATCGGATATGCCGAGGGTATCGCTCCCCGAACAGAAATTCATTACATACCCGAGAAGACCTCCTTCTTGGTCAATGCAGTGTTCTCTGCCGGTGCGATTGCCATCGATGCCGAGGGTATCGTTGAAGTTCAAACCACCGACGCTTAAGGAGAATTGAAATGGCTTACTCGGTAACTGGACTGAACCTGGTTGGTGGTTCCAAAGCGGGGCAATCGCCCCAGATTTGGACTTATCAAACCAATGACGCAATCGCTGATGTGGATGGTGCTGGCTATTTCAATAGTGCGGCCTCCCTCCTCAAAGTCGGTGATCTGATGTATGTGTTTTCTGCTGCCGACAGCACCCCTGGGTTTGGCTTCGTGGTTGTGAATGCCAACAGCGGTACAGTGGTTGATGTGACCAGCGTGACTGCAATAGGTACTGTAGACAGCGACTAATTGCCTGTCGAGTACGGCATCAAGCATGGGGGGTGCGCCATTATCTGTGGCGCATCCCCTTGCCTTTTTGAAGACTTAGAAGCAGCACGCCAGCTCAGACCCAATGCCACCATCCTGGGGGTGAAGTACACCGCCACTCTGGTGCCAGAGATTGAACATATCTGGACCCAGCACGGGGAGATGACGCTAATGATTCGAGCTGCGGCCAAACGGCCAATAATCGTTCATGCCAGGCCTAAAATCTTGCAGACGGCCAAGGGCACAGTTTGGGAGATTCCTTGCAAGAAGGAGGCCTATGAGTCGATTGATTACATCTGGCCATCCCTGTCCTATGCGGTGGGGTCTAGTGGCGTGGCAGGGGCACTATGGGCTAGGCACGGCATGGGGTTTGATGAGGTCATCATGGCCGGGATTGGACTGACTGCCGCACAAGATAGGGGTTATGTGTCTGGCTACCCCAACAAATTCAGCAAGCCAGACGGGTATGCCAGCATAGACCAGATTGACAACTGGGTGCGCATCCTCAAGACGCACAAGGAGGAGGGCAGGATGGAGGGAATATTCTCAATGTCTGGAAAGACTAAAAATGTGCTTGGTGCGCCTGCACCATTGTCAGATATCCCTTTAACTGTTAAACCCTCAGAATCCACACTGGAGACATAACATGGCCGCTGGTGATTCTGCCTTATCCATCTGCTCTGATGCCCTGCTCATGCTGGGTGCAAACGCCATCTCTAGTTTTAACGAGGGCACGGACGCAGCCAACATCTCTGACCGACTCTACCCGGACCTTAAGAACCAGGCCCTGCTGGTCTATCCTTGGTCATTTAGTTTTAAAAAGATCAAGCTTAGTCGGTTAATTACCACCCCGACCACAGAGTACAAGTACGAGTACCAGTTGCCCGGTGACCGGCTCGGCCCTCCCAGGGCGGTCTTCACCTCGGCATCTCCTGGCCAGCGGCCCAGCAAGGAATATCGCATCTTCCAAGACAAGCTGCTCACAGACTATGAAGAGGTCTGGATCGATTATCAATATGCTGTACAAGAGTTCGAGATGCCGGTCTACTTTGTGCAACTCCTCAAGTACATGATGGCCTGGCACCTGTCCTACCCGATCACCGACCAGGACTCAAAGGCTCAGTACTGGCAGGGCGTGGCCGTGGGCGCACCCAGCGAGAACGGCCGTGGCGGGTACATGAGAACCGCCATTCAGATGGATGGCCAAGGCCAGCCGACCAATTACATCGATGACTTCGCCCTTATTGCGGTGCGTGGCTAATGACCCGTTTTGTCTCAATCCAGACTAACTTCTCCACGGGGGAGATGGACCCGCTGCTCCGGGCACGGGTTGACCTTCCTGCGTACCAGAACGCCCTAGAAGAGGCCACCAATGTGGTGGTGCAACCCCAGGGTGGAGTCAGACGCAGACCCGGTCTGCGGTATGTCACGGCCCTACCCAACACCAGTACAGACTCTGCCGGCAATGGCGTGCGTTTGGTGCCATTTGAATTCTCGACCAGCGACAGCTATATGCTGTGCTTTACCCATAATCGGATGTATGTCTTCAAGAATGGGTCGCTGATTCTCAATATCAATGGTGGCTCATTCGATTATCTTGACACCTCTAGCCTTGGATTGACGGGTGCAAGGTTGGCTAACCTGGGCTGGACCCAGTCTGCCGACACCCTGATCGTGGTGCAGCAAGATATCCCACCTGTCAAGATTGTCCGAGGTGCAACAGACGCAGACTGGACTGGCTCGGTCATTACCTTTGACTCGACTCCTAAGTACGCATTCTCTGTATCTGCAAGCAACCCGTCTGGCACACTGACCCCTTCGGCCGTGTCTGGCAAGGTGACCCTGACGGCCTCGACGGGCACCCCGTTTAGTGCTGCCTCGGTTGGCCAGTACATCAATGCCAGCCCACAGGGCAGGGCCAAGATTGTGCAGTTCACCAGCGGCACAGTGGTGCAGGCCATTACCGAGTTCCCCTTCTTTAACGCCTCGGCCATTGCCAATGGTGACTGGGAGCTTGAGACCGGCTATGAGGCGGTCTGGTCAAACACTAGGGGATACCCTCGGTCGGTGACCTTCCATGAGGGCAGACTCTACTTTGGCGGTTCAAAGACCAGGCCATCGACTGTCTGGGGTTCCAAGGTTGGTCTCTTCTTTGACTTCGAGGCGACGGAGGGATTGGATGATGATGCGGTCGAGGCCACACTTGACACTAATACTTTCAATGCCATTACGGACATCACGGCAGGGCGAGACCTCCAGGTCTTCACCACGGGTGGCGAGTTCTACTGCCCCCAAGAAGGTCTTCAGCCTATCACCCCGGACAACTTCTTCATCAAGTCCACGACCCGCAATGGCAGCCAGGAAGGCATCCGAGTCCAGCAGCTAGAGTCTGGCACGCTATTCGTTCAGCGGCAGGGCAAGAGCTTGAACGAGTTCGCCTTTACAGATGTGCAGCTCACCTATGTGACCAGCAAGATATCATTGCTATCAGGTCACCTGTTGCGTAACCCCAGACGCATGGCCCTGCGCAGATCAGTGGCCACAGACGAGAATGATCTGCTGTTGGTTGCCAATAGCACAGACGGGTCGATTGCAGCCTTCTCGCTCCTGCGTGCCCAGAATGTGATCGCCCCCTCCGAGTTCACCACCGATGGCGAGTTCGTCGATGTGGGCGTGGACCTGACCACCATCTACACTGTGGTCAAGCGCACTGTCAATTCTACGACTGTCTACTATGTCGAGCGGTTCGATGACACACTGACCACCGACTCTGCTGTCACTGGTGGTGCTGGTGCGTCAGCGTCCACTCACCTAGTTGGCAAGACTGTTGACATCATCCTCGACGGGGCGGTGCAAGCCACCCAGACTGTGGGTGCCGGTGGCACTGTCACCTTCTCTAGGGCTGCGGCCAACTCTTATCAGATTGGGCTGGACTATGCGGTCAAGATAGTCACCATGCCTGCCGACCTCAAGATATCCGCTGGCACCCGGCTGGGGTTCAAGAAGCGGATTGTGGAGGTCAATGTCTTTGTGAAGGACACCCAGCACCTTAAGATCAATGGCACCGATGTGCCCTTCCGGGCATTCGATGACCCGAATGTGCTGGACGAGGAGGTGCCCGAGTTCACCGGCACCAAGACACTGCCGGGGATACTTGGCTATTCGGAGGAGGGAAAGATCACCATTGAGCAGGACATCCCTCTTAAGATGATTCTATTGGGGCTGGAGTACAAAATCTCCACCTATCCTGGGAGCTAAGAGATGGAAATCATTGCGGTTGTTGGAGCGGTTGTTGGTGCAGTAGGCGAGCTAGAAGCTGGCAAGGCACAGCAACGCCAGTACAACCTACAGGCCCAGCAGACCGAGGTCGAGAGCCAGCGCAAGGCAATCCAGTACCAGCAGCGGTCAAACGATGTTCTGCGTCGCAGAATGCAGGCCAATGCCGCCATTGCGGCCAGGGCGTATGCCGGTGGCGTAGACCCATTCTCTGGTAGCCCGGACCTTATCAGGGCGGCCAATGACACTGTCTCGGGGCGGGAGTATGCCCGACTGCTAGAAGACGCTGATGCGGCCCTGCGTGGCGGGATGTTGCAGGCAGAGCTTTACAGGGAGGCTGGGGCGACTGCCAAGCGCACTTCTCAGTTCCGGGCTGCCACTAAATTGTTTTCGGCTGGGGGCAGCTTATCTGGTGGCACCCAGGCCCCGGCACCAATTGAAAGCAGAAACTTCTAAGGCACAAACATGGCACGCCTACCACGCTACCAAGAATCTGGTCTGATCTCGGCAGACATTCCGAGGATGGACTTTGCCAATCTTCGGGAGGAGTCCCGCCAAGCGCAGACCATTGGCGACGCACTGACCAAGATCAGCGAGTTCGCCTTTGGTGCAGTGCAAAAAAAGAGGGAGCAAGAAAACAAGCTTTTGGCCATTGGCCTGCGCACCGACTTTGAAATGGAAGCGGCAAGAGAATTTGCTAGCCTTAAAGCCCAAGTTGAGACCGGCCAAATTAAGGACCTTACTGTCCTTCAGCAGTCAATAACGGCACTGGCTCAAAAGCAGACTCAGGTGCTGGGGAAATACAGTGCAGAGCAAGCGGCAGGGTTGGCCAACTCCATTGGCGGCCAAGGTCGAGCTTTAATGTCTGTTGCGTCTGAAAAGCTGACCAATGAATATCGGGCGACCTTTGATGTGTTGGCTGAAGAAACAATTAAAAATGAAGTCACAAACCTAAAGACAGCAATCCAGGCAGACCCATCAGCAGAAGGCGTGTCTATGGCCAGCTTCAAGGCCCTTAGTACTGTTATGGGAATTGCGCCTCAAACAACCAAGTCGCAAGAAACAATTCAAAAAATGCGAGATGGCATTGTGCAGGCCAAGTCTGAGGTTGTTGCCGAGTACATTACCTCTACCGAGTTTGCCTCCTCTGCCACTCAGGCGATCCTCAGACTAGAAGCAAATGACGCTGGCAAGTATTCCCAGGTATGGGCTGGCATGGATGACAAGCAAAAAGAAGAGGTTTTCAATCGCCTCAAGAAAGCAACAGATCGCAGAAACATTGTGATGAATAATGAGTTTTCTTCTGCCGAGGCCAAGGCAGCCCCATTGGTTCGCCAATTGTTGACAGAGGACAACTCGGCAAAACGAAAAGAGTTGATGGATAAGCTAGAGAATCTGCCGCTCTCACCAGAGAAGCTCAAGAGTTACCAAGGCTACATCGATGGGGCTGGGGTGTTTGCTAGTGTTGAAGACCCAACCCTAGTATTGCGACTTAGCCGGGCCGCAGAGGCTGGCACGCTATCTGATTCGGAACTAATCAAAAACCGCAGTCGGTTGACCAAAGAAACTTTCAACTCATTGGTCAGAAACCTTGGCAACCCCAATAACATAATCAAAGACTACGGCCAAAGGTTTGACCAGGCAGTGGGTATTCAGTCTGCCAACCTACCTCCATCTTTGCCGACCGCAGAGGCAAGAGATGCGGCCGTAGTGGCACGCAACACGGCCAGGCTTGAGCTGTCCAACTACGCCAACACACCAATCAATGGCGTGCTACCGAGTAACGAACAGGTGGAAAAAAAGGCCAAAGAGTTGCTGAACAATCTTGGCGGGAGCATGGCCTCTGTCTGGGCAAGTGCTGCCGCTAGCGCAAAAGAATCGATTGAGGTTCAGGTGCCAGAATTGAAGGGCGTTGATTTGACAAATGATGCGGCCGTTGAGGCGGCAATAAAAGCTCATGTTGCCAAAGGTGGCAAAGCTGCCTCTGCAACTGCCGCATCTGTTAGAGAGGACATCCGCACATACAGGGAGGCAATCCGTCGGGCACCAGGTCAACAGGGCACACCGCCACAACAGGGCACACCGCAATGATAAAACTAGAGACCATTGATGATGTTTATCGGCTCGACTACGAGCTGTCTACGCCTGGGGTGCGTGCTGGCCTGCTTGCCA